AGGCAATATGAGGAAGAAATCAACTGGATGGTCAAAGGAGAAGCAAGCTCGACAAGAACATATCTATGTCAAAGCTATAGAAAACCACGAGAAGAGAACATTGGAGAGTCTAGAAGTTCCAATAGCGATGATACAGAAAGGTAAAAAGAATGCTTTGTTAATTCTTATGAAGGGGTTAGAGAAATATATAGACAAAGCAGGTAAAATAACGGACAACTTTGATGTATGAGCGATAGCAAAGATACTAGATAAACTCAAAACAGAGCTTAAAGAGCCAATAAACATAACAAGACAATACAACACAGAAGTAAAAGATGATAGTTTGACAGAAGAAGAACAAATATTAATAACCAAAATAGAGGCAGAAAGAGCAAAAAAATAGTTAAATACCCCGAAAAAGGGGCAATTTGGAAACACGGTTCACACCTACCAATACCAAATTTTTGCCTACTTTCCATAGAGGGAAAGTATGATTTATTTTTCACAACAGAATGGGAACGCTCAAAGCAATAAAAGCGATGGTTAAAAAAGAGATAGTTTCTGATAAACCATACCGCCTAGATTGTACATTAATAGATGAGGTTAGTGTTTGAATAGGTGAATCTGAATAATTAAATGATTGAAACGAGCATCTTGATACATTAACAAGAGAAGATTTGGAGAGGACTTTGGAGTTATTACGTACTCAATGACAAAGACAACTAGACCAATTACGACAAGTGGGATTGGAAGGTCGTACAAGAGAGGGTAGATGGACAGATATAACTAATACAAGTACATAGTTTTAGTTCTTAATATACAAAGATAGGTAATTCAAAAGGAACGCTTGATGCGTTGTGAACAGAAGCACTAAGATGAACACCTGCGTTAAGGAAAGCATATCTCAGATGAGATTTTTATGAATATGTTTCTTTCTATTTTCCTGAATACCTAACCTTTGAGACCCCACAGTTTATCAAAGATTATTGTAAAGCATTAGAGGAGGGAAAGAATGTCTATTTTGAATGATTTAGATGATGTAGTAAAACAACATTCGCACAAACCTATATAAACTTCTGTTGTACTAACAAGATTAGAAGAAACATAATGTGGTATTCACAGACAATAGATAATGCAGAGGAGAATTTATCATATATAGCCAACAGTCTTATTGGATGAGATGACCAAGAGCCTAGTAGATTAGTAAAGGATTACTGACAGATATATTATGATGAGTCTTCTAGTAAATATGGGGATAAGAAGATGAAAAGGACTAACAAGTTTGTTACAGAGAACGAGGTGTATTGTAGAGCGATGTCTTTATGAACCAGTCCAAGGTGAAAAAACTTTACAGCTAAAGATTGAAAATATAGACCAGATTTGATTATATTTGATGATGTAGATACATTAGATAGTGTAGCAAGTGTTAAAAAGATAGATAAGCATTTTGATTTTATGTTGAACGAGGTGCTAGGAGGAACAACATCTGCTTGTCAAATGGTGTTCTTGGGTAATACTATCTATGATGATGGGTTAGTACCTAGATTCAGAAAACATATAGTTGATGACCCAAACCGAGTGATTATCACTATGCCTATATATGATGAGAAAAAGAATATTGTTTGGGATAGATTTGTGGAGACAGATGAGGAGATGGATAAACTTAATCAAGGGATAAGAGATAGTAATAAAAAATATACATCACTAGAAACAGAGAGGAGAAGGTTATGACCAATATCGTTCGGACAGAACTATTTGTTAGTCCCATATACTAAAGGTCAAAGAATTATTACCAGAGATATGATTAGGTATTTTAATTATACAAAAGATGGATGGGGGTTTGATTATATCCAGGTAGGAGTAGACCCTGCAATATCAGAGAAGGATGGGACAGATGCATTCGCAATAACTGTGGCTTGATTTGATTGAGATAAAAGGTATATTTTAGATAGTGTCAAACTAGAGTGAGCAGCAAAGAATGTGAAAAGAGCGAGCAAAACAGTGAAGATGATGTATGATAAACGGGGAGCAAATAAGGTTGTGGTAGAGACCACAGCATATCAGGAGGTATTGGTTACTGTGTTTAAAGATTTACAGATGGCTGTAACATCTATCAAACCACACAGAGATAAGGTAACCAGATTAATGGAACATCAAGCAATATTTGAGGATGGGAAAGTGTTTTTTAATAAAGATAACACCCAATCATTAATAGACGAACTATTATCGTTCCCAGATGCACAACACGATGATATGGTTGATTCGATGGTATATTCATTCTTCGGTAAAAGAAACAGTTTTTTTATCTCAGCAGTATAGTATGACAAAAAATATAAATAAAGAACTAATCAGTAGATTACATAGCTTACAAATCGAGAAAGCTAAAGGTTCTTGGACTCTCCAAAAATCAGAGACTATAGACATTATGTCTTGTGAGAGGTTTATATTGCAGTTCGTACAGAGAGATACAGATAGGATGGAATCAGTGAAACCAATAAGTGAGTATTGTTTGTTTGACTTCTGGAAATGGATACAGGAGAAGAAAGATAAGCTTGATATAGAGAGAGAAGAGTAGTTTTTATTAATAATTAAGAGCAAAATGAGCACAGCAGAAGATAATGTATTACCTTGTAATCCTGACACAACAGTGGAGGAAGTGAGAGAGTGTAATTGAGATAGAGTTACTCCTACTGATTATCGAAAAGAGTTTAGATGAAAGAATGTGGATTTGTGAGAGTTGTTAGAGTATTTATTCACACACCATAGTCATCTTATAGATAGTTGAACTCCTATAATTAATTCAGTAGACCTAGAGAACCGAGCAAGAGAGGCAGCAAAGTAGTTTTTATAATATTATTAAATATAAAATGAGCAAAAGAACATTCACAAAGGTAGACGAAATGACATTTACGGTAGAGGAAACAAAAACAGCTAAAGATACTATCAAGGTATCAGATACATTAGCTAATATGGCACAGATTGTTGGAGCTATAAAAAAAGAGGTAGCAGATATTTGACCAAAAAAAGACCAAGTAAATAAATGGGTTGAATGGTACAATATGTGGGTTGATATTTTGGCTGAAGCTAAAGAAGATGTGAAACTAGGGTTCTCATTACCGAAGAAAATAGAATTAGGCGAAGATTTCACATTAGAGGGTATTGATATAGCCAAACTTCCAACCATTGATATAAAGTTAAATGTAACAGAAGACAATAAGGAAAAATAGGACAAAACAAGGTAAATAATGAAAGAGATGGGATTACTCCCATCTTTTTTAATAAAAACTTGTATTATCAGGAATATATGTATAATAGAGGTACACAAATTTATATAAACTAGATGATATGGATTTCAAAATATGGGGTAAAGAATTTACAGTAGGGACTAAAACAACAGTTGTAAAGGAGAAAAAGAGTTTTATTGGGTCTTACAACTATAGCAATCTAGGACAGCTAATTGATTGAGGGGTACAGATTTCTGTGCAGACTTTTTACGATTTGTATAAAAAAAACCCTGACATAAGGCAATGTATTAGGAAGATAAGTAACAGTGTGTCAAGAGATGGGATATATTTAGAGAATAATGAATGAGAGATAGTTGATGATAATATATTAACTGATGAGATATTTGATTATTTTAAATCTCCAACATTTCTAAAATTCAAAACAGATTTAGAAAGGAATTATTTGCTTAGTGGGGATTTATATATCACTCCATTGAGAAACCTGAAGCAAGAGATAGTGGCGTTCCAAGTGTTAGATACTAGAGGGATACAGAAGAAAATAAACGACCAATGAAATATAATAGGATACGAACAATATACTAGGACAGGAGCAGTCAAGAAATATAGGGTAGAGGATATGGCTTACTTCCAATTTGAGGTAGATGTAAATAATGCCAACTTTGGGATGGGGTTATTACACGGGATAGTGTATGACGCTTTAAGTGATTTACAGGCTAGTAAGGTGAACCATATGATATATGAGAACTGAGCAATACCAGACTTTATGTTGCTACTAAATGATACACTTACTAATGATGAGATGAAATTAGCTAAAGAGCAATTTGATTCACAATATAGAGGTAGTATGAACGCTCATAAGACATTAGTAGGATGAGGTATTAAAGATATTAAACAACTATCATTAAATCATAGAGATATGGAGTTTTTGAACCAAAAGAAGTTCACAATAGAGAAAGTGGCTACTGCGTTTGGAGTACCTAAATCTATACTATGATATGTAGATAATGTAAACTATGCAAATGCAAAGGAACTAAGAAAAGAATATATAGAATGAACAATTAGACCGTTTGAACAAGACTTTGAACATATACTTAATGTATTAACAAGCAAATTCTTACCAGAAATATATGAGAAGTATTGGGTTAGATGTAAAGGGGAAACTCTTGATGACCAAGATGTTATTGCAGAGAACCACAGAAAGGATTTGGATAAGTGAGTAATGACTATTAATGAGGTAAGAGTTGCTAGAGGAATGGAAGGTCTTGAAGAAGAAAATGCTGACAAACCATTGGTTAGTAGAAATACTGTTCTTTTAGAGGATGTAGCACTAGATGCTGTTTTATCTCCTAATGAGACGAATAATGGCGGTGGAAATGAATCACAGGAGGATACTGAATAATGAGGTTTTGGTTTATACAATCTGTCAAAAATCATTTAAAAAACAATTAGAGTTCTTGAAAGATAATTTAGAGAACCTATATGTAAACCATCCAAGAAAAATTGAGGCTGAGTACAACTATTTAAGCCAACCAGTACAGAGTATCTATAAAGGTTGGGAGACAGAAATAAGTAGTGAACCATTGGATTGATTTTGGAGAGAGATGTGAGTGTATAGTATGATAGATAAAGTAAAGCCTAAATTAAAAACAGTAGTTACTAAAGCATATAAGAAAAGGTATAGAACACGACAATGATATATGGAGAACTACTCGTTAGTATATAACCCACAACTTCCAATAGATTATATGGAAATATTTGGAGAGCTTAATCTTAGCAACTTTAGATGAAGTATTAGTAAGACCACTAAACTTAAGGTAACAACTATTCTAAAAGAGGGGTTAGATAAAAACCTAACTATAACAGATATGGCAAAACAGATTAGTTGATTAGATAAAAAACTATTCTCTAAAGCTAGAGCTAAAATAATCGCTACTACTGAGGTAGGGAAGGCATATGAACACGGAAACTATTTGCCAGTAAAACAACTATCAGACGCAGGAGTTAAGATGAAGAAGAAACGACAAACTGTGAATGATTCAAGGGTTAGACCAACACATATGGATAACGAGAACCAATGACGGGTTGCATTAGATACAGTATTCTGAGCTACGGGAACAGAACTTGCACCAGAATGAGTAAATTGTAGATGTACTATGTTATATGATATAGACCAATAAAGTATTTTAAATATTAAATTATGGTAATGAAATTCAATTCTAAATTAGTAAAACAAAAAGATTTTTTTCAAATAGTATGTGAGAAGAAATCTATTAAAGAAATTAAGAATGAAGATGGTGAAGTAACTGGAGTAGAGATAGAGGGTTACGCATCTACAAAAGACAAAGACAGGGTGAACGATATTGTAGAACCCAAAGCATTCAAAGACGCATTGGACGGCTATATGTTAAACCCAGTAGTATTACTACAACATAAGGCTGATAAACCAGTTGGAACAGTTACAGAAGCTAGTATTAAACCAAAAGGGTTATACATCAAAGCAACTATAACAGAAGACCAAGATGGTATATTATCTGCATTAAAGAATGGTGTAATTAGAGCATTCAGTATCGGATATAGGGTAAAAGACTATTCTATAGATGAAGTAAAAAATGATGCTGGAGAAGTTGCTGGACACGAAATGGTTATTAAAGATTTGGAATTGTATGAGATTAGTTTGGTATCAATCCCAGCAAATCCATACGCTTTGATGAAAAGTTTAGATAGTTGTGTAGAGGTGGAAGCAAAAGAATTAAATGCTGACGGTTCTATAGATAGAGATGCAGAAGTGGATAAAAAAATTGAAGAAGCAGAAAAAGTAGAGGAAATAGAAGAAATAGAAGAAGAAACAAAAGAAACAGAAGAAATAGCAGAAGAAGTAGAAGAAATAGAGGAAACTCCAACACCAGAAGCGATTTCAGAAGGTTGAGATGATATAGAGGAAGGTTGAGAAGAAGAAACGCCCTTAGAAGAAAAAGAGGAGCAAGGAGAACTGGAAACCACTGAGATTGTAGAAGAAAAAGAGGATAAAGATGCTAAATTAGCTAACGGAATAGAAGAAATGGAAGAAGAAGTTGAAGAAAAAGGATTAAGCAGATGAAATACTATAGAGATGAAATTGACCGAGAAGTTAAAAGAAGAGAAAAACATCGAGGATGGTTCTAGTGAAAATCTATATGTATGCGGAATATTTAATACTGAGTTTGTATATAACCATTATCAATTTGGAGATAATGGATTCGATACATATTACAGAAGAGGATATACAAACAGTGATGGAGATGTATCATTATCTTGAGAAGATGTAGAAGTTGAAGCTCAAACTGAATGGGTAGATGCTACTAAAGGATTCAAGGATGCTATAGAGGCAAAAGCTACAGAAGAAGTTACTCCAGAAGCGGAAACAACGGAGGCGAAGGACATTGATGTCCCTACCGTCGAGGAAACTGCTCCAGAAGCACCAGAAGCACCAATTAAAGTAGAGGACGCATTGGAAGCACCAGAGGAAGAAACTAAAGAGGTTGAAGAATCTAAAATAGAGGACGAAAAGGGAGAGCAAGACTCTGAAAACGTAGAAGAAACTGCTACGGACGACATTGAAACAGATGTTGTTGAAGAAGCTAAATCACTTAAAGACCTTTCAACACAGAAGGTACAATCGTACATTGATGTGGAACTAAAAGCCAACAAAGAGAGTTTACTAACAGAAGTGAAAGACCTTTTGGAAAGTAAGAACGAAACTGTTGATGCTCTTACTAAGAAATTGGATTGAGCTATGGATGTAATCAAGTGATTGACTGATTATATAGAGAAGTTGGATAAGCAATTATCTAAAACAATCATAGGAAATGGAATCCCATATGAGACTCCTGCAAAGAAAACGAAAAAGTTATCTGCGTATGGTAGTGTTGTTAATGGTATTCAAAAAGCTATTTAACTATTTTATTAATTTATTAATTAGAGGATGAACAAACAACTAATGGAGACAATCATCAAGTCTAAAACATTGATGGACGCTAGTTTTGACGCAACAGCTTTTAGAGAAGAAATGACAGCAAAAGCTGAAGTGGCTGCTGAAACAAAAGCGAATGAGATTATGAATACTGGAGCTGCTGGTTTCGGTCACGAATTAATCCCAACAAATGTTTACACAGACCCATTGTTAGACCTAATACCTGAATATTCAAGATTATTGACTATGTTCCCAGGTAATCACGGTAACAATATGCCTATCTCAGCTAAAGTACCAGTTATTGGAGAAGCTGATTTATTCATTGGAAACACAGAATGGACAGCTACTGGTACACAATTACCACTTGCACCATCTGATATGTGACCAGCTACTGCTGAAATTACAATCACACAAGGACAATTTATATTGACTGTGTCATTGTCTAAAAGAGAATTGAACTATTCTCCAGAAGCATTAGAACAAATTGTTAGAGAAAGAATCAATAAATCTGCTGCTAGAACATTAGACGCAACATTATTGAATGCTGATAGTGCAACTACAGGTAATGTAAACACATCTGCAACACCTGCTTCAACATTATACTATATGCAACAAAATAATGGTCTTAGAGATTTAGCTATTGCTAATAATAATACTCACGATGTTGGTGTAATGTCTGAAGGAGATTTCTTATCTATCTTAGGTAAACTAGGAATGGGTTATCAATCAGACCTTAACAACTTGTTATGGATGATGCCTTCTAATGTGTACAACCAAGCACTATTATTGGATGCTGTATTGACTGTAGATAAATTCTGACCAGCTGCTTCATTCAAAACTGGAGTATTAGCTAAAGCGTTCGGAATTGACATCACAGTTCAAAGAGACTTCCCTGCTCTAGCATTAGCTACAGGAAAAGTTCACGCATCTACTGGTAACTCGTATGGTTCACTAGGGTTGGTTTATAAACCAGCTGTACAGTATGGATTTGGACAAGCACTAGAAATAGACGTTTGGAAAGTTCCAGGAAAAGGAGTACAATTGATTGCAACATTTGAGTTCGGTATGGCTATCGCTTATGACAAAGCAAGTCTATGAGCAACTGTAGCAATGGGTATAAACGTAACTGTCTAAACCTAAATATTAGGATAGGGGAACTTCGGTTCCCCTCCCTATTCTTTTAAAACATTAGCAATAATTATGAACAAAAGACAAATATGTATTATGGAAAACTTAACAAAAATTACACATCTTGTTACCACAATAACTGGTAAAAAGAAAGTGAAACCTTGAGAGACATTTAAGTGTCATAAAAAGGATTGTACTGCAATATTAAGAATCCATTGAGGGAAATTCGGAATAGTAAAAGAAGAGGTACTAGACGCAAAAGCATTAACTGCACCTACACCTGTTAAAAATGTATTAGAAACAGTTATCCCAGAAGTAATACAAACACCGATAGAGAAGGCTAGAGAATTGTATGAAGAAAAGGTAGGGAATAAAGTCCCAAACAATAAAAAGAATGATTTGACTTGGATAACTAATAAAATTAACAGTTTATAATCTAAAATAGAAAATGAGTGTAGTCAATTATGCAACATTAACACAACTAAAATCATATCTAGGGATAAGTGGGACACAAGATGACCTTGTATTACAACTATTACTAGATTGAGCTTATAATACATTGAATAATCTTTTACAGGTAGAGTCTATGAACTTAACTACTGGAGAAGATACTGTAGAAGCAAAAAAAATATACAATAATGATTGATATTATGGGTATAATATTTTTCTTAGAAATAAACCAGTAACAGCTATCACTAAAATCAATTGAACAACTTATGAGGGGGTAAAAGGCACTGACTATCTAATCACATATGACAGAAAAGCGACCATAAAGGATTTGATGGATTATATAGCTACTCTTAGTTGGGATACCTTTCAAATTGAATACACACGAGGTTATGATAGGGATTTGAATGAATGAGTACCAGGAGCAGGAGATACATTACCAGATGATATAAAATTATTACAAATGATGTTGGTTGCTTGAGAGTGGAATAAGAAGGGTATGGAGTGAGTAGTTGAGTATAAATTAGGAGATGAAACAATTAAATTTGGGAGTGTGAATGGACAATCAGAACAAGATACATTCTTTTCGTTTAAAACTATATTAGATAAATACAGAACTTTTACTTTACCATAGACTAATGTTATTACAAAACAAAACAGCCACAGTTTATACATACGCTAGAAATGCTAATATGGTATCATCATACACAGCGGGCGATAGTTTCAAATGTAATATACAGCCAGTATCTACAAAGGATGGGTTTGAATGAGCTATGATGTATAAGGTTAGGAAGATGTACACAGGTTACTCTTGATTAAAGGTAGGTGATAAATTGGTGATTGATTCAGTAAATTATGTAGTAAATAATTTTGGTAGTTGGGAATGAACAAGGAGTAAATATCTAAAAGTTTTTATTCAAAAATCAGAAGGGACATAGATGGTTACAATAAATCTTAATGCAAACGGAGATATTAAGAAGGCTCAGAAGATGGCTATAAATGTAGACAATGCTATAGAGTTAGCATTATCAAAAATATGATTAATGGTTCAAAACACAGCCAAAATAAATTCTCCATATGACAGAGGAACATTAAGACGTAGTATATCAACAGACTTTAGCAAAATCAAACAAGGATTGGTTGTTGTGTGAAGTCCTGTGGTGTATGCAAGGATAAGGGAATTTGTAAATAAAAAAAACCCTCACACCAAGTTCTATTTGATGAGATGATTCACAGAGAATAAAACTAAAATTAATCAGATAATTAAAACCGCTTTAAAAGATAAATTAAAATAGATGTCATATTCATTCAAAGCAATAGGGGACGCATTATATGTGGAGATGTTAAAGATAAAAGACACTGACGCTAGGGTGTGAGAAGTATTTAATCACGAAGTAAAGATAGAAGCGGGAATACCATTACCAGCGATTGTTATTACTCCAGACAATGGGACAGAAAACTATTTGGATAGTTGTTCTTATGAAACAAACATACCATTCACAGTAAGGTTGTTTGATAGGATACAAGACAATGTAGCAGATGTGGAGAACAATATGAGGATAGTTGCAGATAT